AACTGTACGTCACTACAGCATTGCTAGTGGCTACGGAACCGCAATCTTCTACGGGGACGCTGTTAAGCTAGTGACCGGCGGCACCGTTGAGCGTGATACGTTCGACGCTGCTATGACTCCAATCGGAGTCTTCATGGGTGTTTCATACACCGATCCCAACACTAATCAAAAGACCTTTAGGCAAAACTACATTGCTAGTACCGCCGCTTCTGATCTTGAAGCGTATGTGTGCGATGCAACTGATGTATTGTTTAAGGCTGCTGTTGTGTCTTCTGGCACGACGATTGGTGACTTGGCGATAACTGACATTGGCGCAAATGTAGCTGGTGTAGACAATACTGGGGACAGCATTTCGGGTAATTCCCGTAGCGCCATCTCTGATACGTCTGCCACTACAGCTACGCTTCCATTCCGTATTGTTGACTTGGTTCAAGAAACTAAGAACAGCTCTGGCGGGTTCACTGAAGCCTATGTGAAGTGGAATGCAGGTCATGCGTTCGACAACACGACTGGCGTATAAGGAGTAGAGTAAAATGGCTATTTCAAGAGCGCAATTACTTAAAGAACTCCTACCCGGACTGAACGCCTTGTTTGGAATGGAGTATGCTAAGTACGGTGAAGAGCACAAAGAAATCTTTGAATCAGAGACTTCTGACCGCTCATTTGAAGAAGAAACCAAGTTGTCAGGTTTCTCCGCAGCCCCCGTCAAAGACGAAGGTTCTGCGATTGAGTATGACAACGCACAAGAAGCATTTACTGCTCGCTATACGCACGAAACCATTGCTATGGGCTTCAGTGTTACCGAGGAAGCAATCGAAGATAACCTCTACGATTCGCTGTCAGCTCGTTACACGAAGGCTCTGGCACGGGCTATGGCGTACACCAAGCAGGTTAAAGGTGCTGCAATTTTGAACAATGCGTTTGCTGCTGGCACCACTTACGGTGACGGACAGACTCTGTGTTCAACCGCACACCCGCTTGTTTCTGGTGGTACCAACTCAAACCGTCCCGCTGTCGCGGCTGATCTTAACGAGACTTCTTTGGAAGCCGCCGTTATCCAGATCGCTGGTTGGACTGATGAGCGTGGTCTGTTGATCGCAGCACGTCCTCGTAAGCTGGTCATCCCACCCAATCTGATGTTTGTAGCAACTCGTTTGCTGGAGACTGAAGGTCGAGTTGGAACCGCTGACAACGATCTGAACGCGATCCGCAGCAATGGGTCAATTCCAGAAGGCTACACAGTCAATCATTACCTGACTGACACAGATGCTTTCTTCTTGACCACCGACGTACCGAATGGCTTGAAGCACTTTGTTCGTACCCCGATGGCTACATCTATGGATGCAGACTTCGATACGGGCAACTCGCGCTATAAAGCCCGCGAGCGATACTCTTTTGGCGTGTCCGACCCACTTGGGATTTTCGGTTCACCCGGAGCGTAAAACGCTGCATGAGAAGGGGCACATTGTTGCCCCTTTTCTTTTTCTACTGTATAAGTAGTTTATCCCTGACAGGCGCATACTGTGCCTGACACAACCCACGACAGGAGATACACATGGGTACTACAACCTTCTCTGGTGCTATTCGTTCAGAAAGCACGGTCAAAACCATCAGTAAGAACGCCACGTCAGGCACAATTACAGAGGTGGTAACGCTTGGTGACGGGCCTGTTAGCCTTGCTGATGCCAACGTAACCCTTACCAACGCGACTCACAGTGGACGAGTTCTGCTTGTTCCAGACGGCGGGCAAGATAATACTTATACGCTTCCAGCCCCTATTGCTGGATCTGTTTTTAAGTTTGTTTACGCTGGTGGCGCTGCTGATGCTACGGACGCGATTATTGTTACTCCCGGCAACACTAATTTTTACATTGGTGGTGTTACCTTCTTAGATACAGACGGTAACGAAGTTAGTTCAGTGTTTTCTGATGGTAATTCCAACAGCAGCATACAATTGAACGTGCCCGCTGGTTTTGAAGTGACCATTATTGGCCTCAACACCACCAACTATCAGATCTTTGGAAATGTAACGAGCACAACCGCTCCTGCATTCGCTGACCAGTAATAGGAGGTAGTTATGGCTGATGCTGTAACCTCACAGACTCTGATTGATGGCCCGACGCACACGGTGATGAAGTTCACCAATGTGTCAGATGGCACTGGTGAGTCCGCTGTTACCAAAGTTGACGTTAGCGCCTTACAGCCTAACCAGAACGGGATAGCTTGCACAGGTGCAAAAATAGAACGTATCTGGTGGCAGTGTATCGGCATGAAAGTGCAGATACTGTTTGATGCTAGCACTGACCAGTTCTGTATTGAGCTAGGTGAAAACCAAAGCGGTAACCACGATTACACTGTATTTGGCGGTCTAACCAACAATGCAGGGTCTGGTAAAACAGGTGACATCAACTTTACTACGGTAGGGCACACTAGCGCAGATACGTACACAATTATTTTGTACCTGCGTAAAGACTTCTAAACGTGCGTAGCTACTACAAAAAGGCATCGCCGTGCGCCTCGTTCAAAAAAGGTGGTATGGCGGGCATGTCTGTAAAAAGTGGGGACAAACGCCCCACCAAGTCTGGCGCTGGTATGACAGCAAAAGGCGTTGCTAAATACAGACGGCAGAACCCCGGTAGTAAGCTACAAACCGCAGTAACGGAAAAGAAACCTAGTGGAAAGCGTGCAGCACGTCGAAAGTCGTTTTGTGCGCGTTCTGCTGGACAAATGAAAAAGTTTCCCAAGGCCGCTAAAGATCCTAATTCTAGGTTGAGGCAGGCAAGGAGAAGATGGAGGTGTTAGTTGGCGTACTTGCAGAGCAACGTACCGTATTTCAAATGCTGGGTGAGGAAAGAGTACACCCATAATCACGAGAAGTATCATGGCGAGTTTATTCACGCTATGGCGATTGCAGTAACGACAATGCCAACTAGGTGTTTGAGTTTTCAGGTAATTTTTACTGGGGCTGAAACATACGACGAAGAAGACGAACCCAATGTGCATGGAGGTGCAATGTGGGCACGGATGCCAATTACAGCGTTAGTAGGGGACACCCCGCTAGACGAGTGGCCCGAACCCATGCCCGTATGGGCAGCACAGCCTTGGGATTGCAGTTCGAGGGATCACGCTGTGTACGTGCTTGACAGAGCCACACCGTGTCCTTGGATGGCTAAGATAGATGGGGAGATGTACCCCGCGAAGTATATGTTCACAGTGGACTATACGAACAATGAGATTGCTGATGATCCTGCACAACACAAGCAGAGTCATGTGATGGAGCTGCTAGATGCTGGCCCATATACGGGGAACATTGTAGCTCTACCAAACAATAGGGTGCGGGTAACACATCCCGCTTGGTTTGAAACGGGAGAAGGCGCACCAGATTTTCGTCCTTCTCAACACATTCACTACAGCAAGTCTGATTTGGACTACACGCTCGACGTGAATCAAGTGTTTGATAATCTGTACGCGGAGAAAGACGATGATAAGCCTATGACAATGACCCAGAGGAAAGCTGAAGAAGCGAAGAAACGTGCGATAGCCGCGCAGATGCGTAGTGAGTCTAAAGCGCGTAGAGGTCGTACAGCTAGTACAACGGCTGTGGGCGGCGCTAAAAATAAAGAAGAGTCACGGCAACAGCGGCTGAAGAGAGAACGCGCAGCTAATATGGCTATGGTCAAGAAAGACAATCCAATGCCTAAGCGCCCTTCTGCCACCAGCTTGGCTAATGCGGCTACACCGAAGCCTACGCGCCCTGCAAAGCCACAAAAAGAGCCTACAACTGCGCCTCGCCCACCTAAAGTAGATGCCACTGCAAAGCCAATGGCAAAGAAGCCACCTCGCCCATTACGCGGCACGGTGACTGGTAAAGGCGGGCGTAATGTCGGTGAAGGCCGAGACAAGCGTGCTAACGTAACTCGTGAGCAGTTAAAAGATTCAGGTATGACTTTACGCCAGTACCTAAACTTCATGGACAAAGAAGGCAAGCGTCCACCTAAAAAAGCTATGGGTGGCGGCATGATGAAGTCGAAAATGAAAGCCAAGGGCATGAAAGCTGGCGGTAAGATGAAGACTAAGGGATACAAAGTTGGTGGCCCGTTGAAGAAAGCCCCAGAAGGCAATACGGGACTCAAAAAGCTACCCAAGGAAGTCCGCAACAAGATGGGCTTCGCGGCTAAAGGCGGCATGATGAAGACCAAGGGCTACTCAAAAGGTGGCGCTGCCGGTGGTAAGAAGCAAAAGGTTCGCGGTGCCGGTATCGCTCGTAAGGGTGTACGTCCAGCGAAGATGCGATGAGACACTACTATAAGTCAGGCGGTAAGGTGAAGTCGGGCGGCAAGATCTGCCCGAAAGGTAAGGCGTGGGCAAAGCGCACGTTTGATACCTACCCGTCTGCTTATGCAAACATGGCAGCTTCTAAGTATTGCAAAGACCCTAACTATGCTAAGGGCAGCAAGAAGAAGAGTAAGTAATGGGACAGCTTAAACAGTGGCGGGATCAGCAGTGGGTTCGTATTGGCACCGATGGCAAGATCAAAGGGCCATGCGGTACGTCGAAAGACAAAAAGAACCCAGATCGCTGCTTACCTAGATCTAAGGCGCAGTCACTGAGCCAGTCTGAGCGTGCTACTACAGCGCGTAAGAAGAAAAAGGCAGGTGCTAGAGGGCAGCAAGTGGTGTCTAATACGCCCAAAGCCAAGGTTAGAGCAGCGAAAGCTGGTGGCCCAATACGCGCAAATCACAAAGGTTGCGGCGCAGTAATGAACAAGCGTAGGAAGAAGACGCTGTACGTACAAGGTAATAGGCCATGACAACATCAGGAACAACCGCATTTGATATGGACTTCACGGAGATCGCTGAAGAGGCGTGGGAGCGTGCGGGTCGTGAAATGCGTTCTGGGTATGACTTACGCACTGCCAGACGCTCTATGAACCTGATGACCATTGAGTGGCAGAATCGTGGCATCAATATGTGGACGATTGACGAAGGCACTGTGACGATGGTCAAAGGCACAAGTCAGTACGATCTACCTGCCGACACCATTGACTTGCTAGAGCAAGTTATACGAACAAATAGTGGGAACACCACTACGCAGTCTGATTTGACCATAAGCCGTATTAGTGTCAGCACATACGCATCTATACCTAACAAGCTAACAGAAGGTAGACCGATTCAGGTTTACGTAGAACGTCTTAGAGATAACCCTAAGATCAACGTGTGGCCTGTACCTGACAAAAACGATGAATACATATTTAAGTATTACCGTATGCGGCGTATACAGGACGCGGGTACCGGCGTAGAGACCGCTGATATGAACTTTAGGTTCTTTCCGTGTCTGGTTGCTGGGCTAGCGTATTACATATCTATGAAAGAGCCAGAGCTTATGGCACGAGTACCCATGCTGAAAGACGCCTACGAAGAGCAGTTTGCCTTGGCGGCTGGGGAAGATAGGGATAAGACCGCTGCACGCTTTGTGCCGCGCATAAGCTATGTCTAATAGGTTTGCATCTACTAAAAGAGCGATTGCTGAATGTGACATTTGTGGTTTTCAGTATAAGCTACGTGAGTTAAAGAATTTAATACGTAAAGGGCGTGACACTAACCTAAAGGCGTGTCCCACCTGTTGGAACCCCGGTCAGCCGCAGTTAAAGCTAGGCGAGTTTCCAGTAGATGATCCGCAAGCTATACGAGATCCTAGACCTGATAGAAGTTTGGGAGAAGCGGGGGCTAATAGCAGTAGGCAGATACAGTGGGGCTGGAACCCAGTAGGAGCAGGAGATGATCCTTTCGGCCTAACTCCTAATGATTTAGTAGCAACTGGTCAGATAGGCACCGTAACAGTTACAACAACTTAGAGAATAGCTATGAAAAAAGATAGTAAAATCAAAGAAGTAAAAGATGCACCTAAGCCCGATATGAAAGGTGTAAAAACTACTGGAATCAAAGTTCGCGGCACAGGCGCTGCCACAAAAGGACTTATGGCCCGTGGCCCTATGGCATAAAACATGAACTATACCGAGCTAAAAACAAACATTGAGGACATTTGTGAGCTTACGTTTACAGATGACCAGCTCGCTATGTTCACGAAACAAGCGGAGCAGAAGATATATAACGCTGTGCAGATACCCGCGCTGCGTAAAAATGTTACTGGAACCATGACAGCGAGTAACGTATATCTGTCAGTTCCTACCGATTTTCTGTACGTATATAGCCTAGCAGTCATAGACGGCAGTGGTAACTACACGTTTCTGCTAAACAAAGACGTTAATTTTGTACGTGAGGCATACCCTACCAGCACATCAACGGGACTACCTAAGCACTACGCTATATTCAATGATGATGCGTTTATTCTTGGGCCTACGCCTGATAGCAACTACTCGACAGAGCTTCATTATGGGTACTACCCCGAATCTATTGTCACAGCGGGCACTTCGTGGCTGGGAGAAGAATTTGACTCTGCGTTACTAAACGGTTCTCTAGTAGAGGCTATACGGTTTATGAAGGGTGAGCCTGATATGATTGCGCTTTACGACAAGATGTACGTATCAGCTATGTCATTACTCAAGGTGTTGGGTGACGGTAAGTTGCGTTCTGACACGTATCGTTCTGGGCAAGCTAGACTAGCAGTACAGTAAGAAGTTATATGTTATTACAAACTCCGCAAATAGAAGTAGGTAATGTTTTCGTTGCTACTACAGAAAACAAAGGGCATGACCCTGAGTTTTGGGCACAAGCTGCCGCAGGCAGGATCGTCAGTGTGGGTAGCAGTTGTCACCCTGTGATAGCGCAACAAGCGGAAGCGTTCAAGGAAGCAGTCAGGGCTACGGCTCTACACTACATAAAAGAAGCGATCAAAAGCGATAGAACGACGATGATTGCCGAACTGGAACGTCAAGGCCATAAAGACATGGCAGACATAATTAGGAGTCTATAATGGCTATATCTACAGCTATGTGTACGTCTTTCAAGCAAGAAATACTTGTTGGCACGCATAATTTTACTGCCACCTCTGGCAATACGTTCAAGCTAGCTTTATATACAAGTTCGGCTTCCTTGGGCGCAAGCACTACCGCTTACTCAACATCTAACGAAGTGTCTGGTACAGGATACACAGCGGCAGGTGCAGCGTTAACCAGTGTGACGCCTACAACGTCAGGCACTACAGCACTTTGTGATTTTTCTGACCTTACATTCAGTTCTAGCACGATCACTGCAAACGGTGCGCTTATATACAACGATACTCAGAGCGATAAAGCTGTTTGTACGTTAGCTTTTGGTGGGGATAAGACCTCAACTGCTGGCGATTTTACGATCCAGTTCCCAACAGCAGATGCGTCTAACGCGATTATTCGCATCGCGTAGCGAGTAGTATGTGGCAGATCTTAATGGGTGGGGCAGAGGCACTTGGGGCGAAGGCCCGTGGGGTCAAGCAGATCCTATTGAGGTCACAGGTGTTGCAGGTACTGGTGCAGTCACCACAGTCACAGTCAGTGCAGGTGCAGATGTTTCTGTCACAGGCGTTTCTGCAACAGGGTCAATCGGCTCCGTCACGATCATCGAAGGGTCGGGCGTTACTGTTTCCATCACTGGTGTTGCAGGTACAGGCGCTGTTGGGTCGGTTACGGTCAGTGCAGGAGCTAACGTATCTCCAACAGGCGTTGCAGGTACAGGCGCTGTTGGGTCGGTTACGGTCAGTGCAGGAGCTAACGTATCTCCAACAGGCGTTGCGGGCACTGGGGCAGTTACGACAACTACTATCTCCGCAGACGCGAATGTCTCGGTTACGGGTATTGGAGGCACTAGCGCCGTTGGCACAGTCACTGCTACAGGTGGCGCAGTTGCTTCTCCAACAGGTGTTGCAGGTACTTCAGCGGTTGGTACGGTTTCTATTGGATTGGGCCAAACAATTGTTCCAACGGGTGTCGCAGGCACTGGGGCGGTTGGGGATGTAGCAGTTGCCGATACTGTTATTGGCGTTACGGGAGTATCTGCAACAGGTATAGTTAACATTGTTAATGTTTGGGGCTTAGTAGATGATAGTCAGACGCCGAATTACTCAACTATATCGAATAGTCAAACACCGAGTTGGACTGCTATTACCGACAGTCAAACTCCTAATTGGGAAGAGGTAGCTTAAATGGCAACTTATGTTAACGACCTACGGCTCAAAGAGATTGCCACAGGCGATGAATCGGGTAGCTGGGGCACCAGTACGAATACAAATTTAGAGCTAATTGCAGAGGCTATGGGAGTAGGCGCAGAAACAATACCGGATGCGTCTACACACACCATTACGATGGCAGACGGTACCTCAGACGAGTTC